TATTACTGATTTAGGATTGAAGTGTTTATTTAATGAGATTAATAAAGATTTTGAGATTATTAATGAGAATCCAGAAAAACCATCACAACACGCTTTATTAAGACTTACTTTATATTTTACAATCTGTTATAATCTCACAATTTATTTTAGTGGATTTATTTTAGGTCTTGATACTGAAGAAGGTAAAAAATACGCTGAAAAATTACCTATAGAATTAATTGATTATTTAAGAGATATTATGGTAAGAGCAGATAAACTACACCCAATTTTAGAGCATCAATTAAATAGTTTAACAAAAAGATTAACTAATAAGTCTGCGAAGATTTATAATGAAGAAAAGCGTAAGCACTGGACTAAAGATATATTTCAAACAAGCGTACATATTCCATCACATCCTGATGATTTACCAGAAGGTTATAAAAAAGAAAATTCAAGAGAAGTTAATAAACCTTAAAATCACTATTAAGAACTATATCATCAACACCTAATCCAACCATCTCAACTCCCTTTACCTTGTATCTATTTACTTGCTGATAAAATATCATAGCATATCTATTACCTTTGAATGCTTGTGTTCTATGTGCTAATCTTGCACCATTAAATCCAATAACTACATTGTGACTATCATACAATTTAGGTTTATCTTTATCATCATATATATATAAACCACCACCAGTATAATCACCTAAAAAAGTAATACAACCTAAACCATCATTACCACCATCCTTATGCTTTTTTGCTTTAAGATTTTTATTTAAAGTAATAACTGAATATTCAAAGCCAGTAGGTAATATTAAATTAGCATATTCCACAATTGCTTTAAATAGTTCAGGATTTTCTGTATTTTGTTTGAACTCTCCAACAGGTAAGAATCTTCTTCTACCACCACCCAAATTAAAACTATAACCTTTTGTTCCAACAATCTCTCCACGCTTTTTAGAACCTGAATTATAAAATCCACTTGATATAGGAGGTATTTTGGTGTTAGAAATAAGTTCTTCAATTTTTTTTTGTAATGCTATAATTTTAGGTGTAGTAACTATTTTATCTACAAAGACTTTTGTATTATCTGGATTATCTCTATCTAAATCTTCTACTTTAAGTTTTCCACCTTCTTGAACATCACTCTTTAACTTTCTTAATTTAAATTCTGTCATACCATTCGGTCTTGTAAATACATAACCATAATCACCATACTTTTTTTCTAACTCTATTGATGCTTCTTTCATAGGTTTTAATCGTTCTTCAAAATTACCAATACCACCAGTATTATTATAATATTTAGTATCAAAAGAAACTTTATTAAATCTTATAACCTTATCATCTTCAATAAAGTAGAGAATGCTTCTCTCAACATCTTCTTTATTACCATTATATTTTTGTGCTATTTTAAGTTTGAGTGCGTTTTTATGACGATTAATAACACCAAATACACAACCAATAATATAATTTAGTTCTGTAGTATATTCTTTTCTATTCTTCATAAAGTAAGGATTATTAGCAGGATATATACCCCAAATAAAAGCATCTTCACTTCTACAAGTATTAAACGCATACTTAAAAAAGTAATCTAAAGTTTTACTTTTAAAAATAGGTGAGTTAGATAAATCAATTTTTTTAACATCATCATCAATTTGTATAATTTCTTGACCCTCCTTATAATAATCAAAAATAAACTGACGCTGTTGAACAATACCTTTTATACCAACAATAATTTTATAATCACTTGGTATTACTTGTTTATATAATGCTTCTTCTTCTTTATTAGCAACAAAAATATTAATAATGCTTTTAGGTATTTTATTTTCTTGTAATGTTTTTAGAGTTTGTGTTAATAAAATATCAGGTCTTTTATAACTTGGTATTGCTATTACATAGTCGCTTTTAGGGGCAACAGACCCCCCTATTAGTTTAAATTAACTCTACCATTAGAACCTAAATTTGCTTGATTATATAATTGTGCTATAAAACTATCTCTTGATGAAGGCATACCCTTACCTAATAATGCTGGACCAATATAATCGTGACCTAAATCGTAACCAAGTGTAGCAGGATTTATTCCAGTCATCGCTTTAAAAGGTTCTCCAACTTTTTCTAAACCTGCTTTTAACTGGTCAAATACATTACCGCCCTTTTTTTTACTAATTCCACGCTTACCAGGTGCTTTATTTCTTTCCGTAACAATAGGCATATCTTCTCCGTGTATAGAAGCAATATGACGATTTAAACTTTTTCTTGCTACTTGTGTTTCACAATAAGGACACTGAACTTTACTTGTTTGACTTACATCTTTAAAAGGATTTTCTATTTTTGCTATATCTTTTAAAAATTCATCATTATTAGGATTTTCACCACTACCTCCTTTTTTGTAACCTTCTTTCATCTTTGGGTCTTTGAGTGCCTCGTTGTATTTCATATTGTGTTTTTTAGCATACGCCTTTACATAAGTAATCCAAGAATTCGCCATTCGTATATTATTAACAGGAGATTTTTTTTTGATTCCTTTACCAATTTCTCTCTTTTTTAAATAATCTATTACGGATGTTTTAGGACTGATTTTTTCTAAAACAGCAATTTTATCTTCAATATCACTGATAAGTTTATTATTTTGTATTTGCTTTGGTGTATCAGTATTACCAGTTCTTCTTTCAATTACTCTATTTTCAGCACGATAATCTTGTATTTGTTCTCTTAATACATTAATTTTTCTGTATGCTGGTGTGTTAGGTTCTATGTCTGCTTCAATCATACCGCCCTTTTTATTAACAGGAGATTTTATTCCTTTACCTTTCATAATAACATTAATATAAAATCTTGCTCTCTTTTTAGTTCTTTCTTTAAATTTATCAGGATTAGCAAGTATCATCATAGCAAACGAATGTAAATCCAGTTCCTTTTTATGTTGAGAATTGTACGCTTCTAATTGTTTGCTAAAACTACCCCACTTCATATCTTCAAAATCAATTATACCAGCACCTTGTTTAATAATATCAATTTTTGCACCAATATCTGTAAAAGTATTAGCAATTTTTCTTAATCTATCATTACCATCAAATAGAACTTTAGTTTCCTGTTTAATCCAAGAAATATCTTTTTCATCACCAATATTATTTGCTTTTAAAAACGCAACAATAAAATCTTGACAATTATTATCTTTCGCAGAATAAGTAAAAAAACTACCACGCATTAGTTCTTTGGTTTTATCTAAAGCATCATTCAAAGATATAACAGAAACATTACTAATTACTTTTGTTTCAGTTCCAGAAGGAATTTTACAACCAATTGTAGCATTAATAACTTCATTCTTTTCTAAAAGTATTTTACTACCATCAGCAAATTCAATACAAATAAATAAGTGAAAAAGTTTATCATAAGGAGTATTATTTAATTTTTGTAAGAATGTATTACCACTTGCTATTTGTAGTGCTAATAAAAGTGGTTTTCCAAGAGGAGTTCTACATAAAGTGATAGAAGTAATATTTTTATTACCAAATTGAGATATTATTTTACGCACCTTTGGACTATAATCATTACGACCTTTAAATACAGCAGTGATAGTATCAACAATACCAGCACCTTCTTCTTCTTTTTTAACTTCTAATTTTTTTGATGGTTTAAGTTTATTATTAATAAGTATATTTCTTGCTTCTAATGCTGTTCTATTCTGTGGTTTAATAAGTGCTTGTTGAATAGCATCTTGTGCTTCTGGGTCAAAACTCATAGCAATATCACTATATCTATTAGGTCTATCACTTGGTGGGTCTGCTGAATGAACTATATCGTTAAATTTAGATTTATCTCCTGCTACCTTAACCCAATTTCTTAAACTTGATGCTGTTCCTATTTGATTAACTGAAGCACCACCAGATTTTTTTTTACCTTTTATTTTACCACCTTGTTGTATAGGAACTAAATTATCTATCCAAGCAAAATAATTTGCTATTGCTAAAAGTGCGTCGTTAGTTATTTCATCAGGATGACAACTACGCATTAAACCTCTATATAATTCTTCAAAAATATTATGTTCATAAAGAATATCTTGTGCAGTATGATTACTTCTTGCCCACCTTGCTTGTGCTACTTCTAAAGCACGATTAATTCTATCAACTAAAGCACCACCAACTTTTAATCCTTCACCTTGATTTAATAAATTAGCAACCCAGTGATAATAATCACTTAAAATATTTTGTGCGTCTTCTTCTTCAGGTGTTAATTCATATTCTCCATCAAAAATAAAAGCAATTAATTCACCCCATAACTCATCAAAAATCTTATTTTCATTATCTTTATCTTCTGGTAATTGATTACTTCTCGCCCATCGTGATTGTGCTACTTCAAAACTACGATTAATTCTATCAACTAAAGCACCTCCAACTTTTATTCCTTCACCAACCTCAACTCCGTATTTACTTTTAAAAAATTTTTTTTCCATATTAATAGTAGCAAATTTTCTATCTAATGCTCTATTTAAATCTCTTATATCCTTTCGTAATTTATTAATACTCTCTATATCTCTATCATTCTTAAATAAAATTGGTTCTTCTCTTTTTAATTGTTTTTCTATTTTTTTGATTTTTGATTCAGTAGATTGTTTTGATGAATTATAATCTGCTATTAAATTTCTAATTTGTATTTCTTCTTCATCTTTAGTATCTTGTAAAATTTCAGTTGGAGCAACTCTATTAATTTGTTGTCTTAATTGTTCTGTTGGTGTTATTCTACTACTTCCTACACCTTTACCTTTACGCTTTTTAGCACCAGCAATAGTGTTAGCAATTTTTGCCTTTCTTGCTTCTTCAGGAGTAGCATATTTTTTAGGTCGCCCACGCTTTTTTATTTCCTTAACAACCATAGTAATATTTTCTTTTGATTTTTTTGAGGGTCTTCCTCTTTTCTTAATAGGCATAGTTTCAGGTGTAATAAAATTACCTGCTAAATCTTGTACAGGAACAAATTGATTTTTATCCTTGGTCATATTGTATATATATTACAATATATATAATATTTTCAGTTCTTTTAAAAAAAAAGGAAGGGTCGTAGGGAAACCTTGGTTTCCTACTTACCATAATATTTGGTCGGCATAATAACCAGCACTACCTAAAATATTTCTGTCTTTATTATGTCTAATTTTATATAACCTACGCCTTTCATCAGCGTATTCTTTACCTTTTTCAGCAATATAAGTAGGATAATCACCATAACCTTTTGCTCCTATACTTAAAATATACTGATTATTATAATCAAATACATCAATCTTTTTTTTAGGATTATTAGAAGGAGCAATTTTCACACCTAATTTTTTTGCTTGTTTATAAGAGTAAGGTTTAATTTCGTAATCAACTCCTTTACCTTTAAAAGCAGGTAAATTACTTTCACCTTTAATTTTTTGTTTAAGTAATATTTGTTTTAATAAATTTTCAGGGTCAATTTCTTCAGGAGTTAAAGGAGTATTTTTATTTATTCTTTTTGTAGGTCTATAAACAGGATAATCTAATCCAGCAATATCTTTCCAGTTCTCCTTAAACCAACTTGCTAAACCAGTATTATCTTTTTTTCCACTATAAGTTCCACCTAATTCTTTATAAGTTTTTACAATAAATCCACTTTTATAAGCACTTGGTTTTGAATATTTTTCATCAGCAATTTGTTTCGCCTTTTTATATAATTCAGGATTATCAATAATACTCGGCATACTTATATAGTATTAAGATTTTTATTACTATTATTCTGCGGTAAAGGTGGATGAATTATTCTAAATTCTTCTTCTTTTTCCTCTGCTTCAGTATCACGGATTATTTTTATACAACAACAAGCGACTTCCTTGCACTTTGATTTATACGCCATAGAAGATAATTTAATAATCATTCCTGTAATTGTTGTAGTAAAAGCAACCCAAAATACTTCGCTTAACATATAGTATAGTATAGTAATATAAAGTATAGTAATATTATTTATTCTCCAAAGCAGTTAATCTTGCTTCTAATTTTGAAATAATAGATTGTTGGTCTTGTATTGCTTTAACTAAAACAGGAATTAAACTTGACTCATTATATTTTAAATTTTCTTCATCTCTATTATCAATAATAACTGGATTATCTCCTTCAATTGCTAATATATCTTGAGCAAGAAAACCATAACGAAAATTAACATCATCATCTACTTCATCACTATCTCTACTTTTACGATATTTAAATTGTGTAGGTTTTAATTGATTAACAAAATCAATACCAAGCATTACAGGCGAAAAGTGTATTTTATCTCGTAAATCACTTGTAACAGTCCAAGCAACTTTAATATTAGCATTAGTAGTAGAATTATTACCCATAACACAATAATTACTTTGAGTTGTTAAACTAGCAACAGCATCTGTTCCTGAACTCGCACCTATAGCAATATTATTACTTCCAGTAGTTAGACTACCAAGAGATGAAGTAGATAAAGCAACATTATTAGAACCAGAACTACCATTATTAGCAAGAATTCCAATACCAATATTTTGAAAACCACTAGTATTAGAACTTAAAGAAGAACTACCAATAGCAATATTAGAATTCGCATCATTAGAAAGTAAAGCAGAAGTACCAATAGCAATATTTTGAATACCACTAACATTACTTGAAAAATTATTATTACCTATAGCAACATTAGAACTTTGATTTCCAGCACCCCTTCCAACTCTTACTCCATTAAAAGTAGAATCACTTGTTGTAGTTAATATTACAGTTGCTAATGCTCCAGTTGATGGATTAACAGTAAAATTAGCAGATTTTTGAATCGCTCCAATACCTGTTGCTGAACTATCGCTAAAATTAAGATAATGAGTAGCGTTTTGAACTGTATTTTTAGTAGTATAACCATTCTTATTCATAGTATTAGTAGTAGTTCCATCAGTGATAACTAATGTAGTATCACTAATAGTAGTTTGTCCTAATGATGTTGTTCCAGATACAGTTAGATTTGATGGAAATATTTCACTACCTTGAGCAATAGGGAATTTTACATATCTTAAATCTGCGTTTGCTTGTGTTAAAGCAGTTTCGGTTGATTTCCAAAAACTCGGTTCAAATACAGAAGTTATTAATCTTGGAAAAATTGATTGTGCCATACTATATACTACTGATATATTTATTATTTATTGATTTAATTTAGTTCTTTTAAAAAAAGAACTTACAGAAAAAGGAGAGGTCATAGGAGAACCTTTGGTTCTATTAAATTTATGCTATTCTTGTTGCTCTTATAAAAGTACCACCAGTACTACCACCATAAATAGTCATAGTTCCAGGAGCAGATGCTAAACCAGCATTAAAATAAAGAGTAGTATTAGAAGAAACACAAACTGTTCCAGTAACAGTAGAATTTATACCACCAGTATTAGGAGTAGTTTGAGGAAAAGTTACTGATATATCATTAACCCCACCTGTTAGTAAAAAAGATATAGTAGTAGTAGTAGAAGGTGATGTTATAGTAAAATACACCTGTAATGTTATTATATAAGTTCCTGCTGAAACAGATAATTGTAATAGAACACCAGTAGTAGAAGAAGCACCTGTATATATATTAGAATAAGTATAACCTATTTGACCTACTGTTGGTGCTACTAACCCATCACCAAGAGTAATATTATTTGAACCACCAATAGTAAGACCTGATACTTTCGTAGTTCCTGTTAAAGTTTGATTAGGTTGCCCTATAGGATAACTTAAATAACTACCAGTAGTAGCACCAGAAGTAGATATCCATAAACTTGGTATAAATAAATAACTTATTAAAGTTGGAAAACTTGATTTTGACATACTATATAGTATTGATATATTTTTTTCAGTTGATTTTATTTATGCTATTCTTGTTGCTCTAATATAACTATTAGCATCTTGATTATAATTTACCGTACCAGTACCATTATTTAATCCACTTATAGTAGTAATAGTTCTACTAGTAGTTATAGATATTACACCTGAACAACTAAAAACTAAATTAAATCCAGAAAAATTCAATAAAAAACAATTAAAAAGATTAGGTGTAAAAGAAGAGAGTGCCAAATATATAGTAGCATTAGCAGAAGGTGATGTTATATTACAATAAACACTTATATTTATTATATAAACTCCAGGTGTTAAAGATATATCATAAGCATAACTATTAGTAGTATTAGCAGGTAAAAAAGAAGTAATAATATAACCTATTTGTCCAACTGTTGGTGCTACTGTTCCTGAACCAAGAGTGATATTATTTGAACCACTAATAGTAAGACCTGATACTGTTGTAGTTCCTGTTAAAGTTTGATTAGGTTGTCCAGTAGGATAATTTAAATAACTTGAAGGTGGAGTACCTTCCCATAAACTTGGTATAAATAAATAACTTATTAAAGTTGGAAAACTTGATTTTGACATACTATATAGTAGAGATATATTTTTTCTATATAATATATATAATGCCTCCAAAAGAAAAAAAAGCAGAATTAGTAGATTGGTATAAAAAAATACCAGAAAGGTTCTTGCTAAAATCTCACAATCCACATTACGATACACACCAGATAAAATTACCTTTTCGTATGATTATTATGGGTTCTTCTGGTTCAGGAAAAACACAAACATTAATGTCATTAATTTACAATATGCCTGATACCTTTGAAAATATATTTATAGTAACAAAAAATAAAGATGAACCTTTGTATAATTATATTGATGAAAAATTGAATAAAAAAGGTCTAAAGATGATGGAAATTGATAAGGACGGATTACCTGATTTAGATAAACTTAACAAAGAACAACAAACACTAATTATTATGGATGATTTAGTAGGTGAAAAAAATCAAAAACCTATGGAGCAATTTTTCTTGAGAGCAAGAAAGAAGAACGCTTCTCTTGTATATATTACTCAATCTTACTATGCTGTCCCAAAGATGATTAGAAACAATATGACTTACTTAATAATAAAACAAATATCTTCTATGAAGAACCTTACTATGATTGCTCGTGAGTTTGATTTGGGTATGTCAAAGGATTTGCTTACGACTATGTATAAGGATGCTACTTTGGATAAGAAGAATTTTCTTATGGTAGATTTGGAAGCAGAACCTCGTGATAGGTTTAGGAAAGGTTTTAACGATATTTACGATATAGAAGAATAAAATAAACAAAAACCGACCTCAAGTGGAATTGTTTTTATGGTTGTTTCGTATCAATTTTTTTATTTTATTTTCTCATAGTAAAATATAAAACAGAATGAGTGGAACTGGTAGTTTAATGATACGAAACTTGAGAAAACCAAGCGACTATTCAAAGGGAGTTATGACCCAAGATGAATTACTGCGTATAGCAATTGCTAACGATGCTAACATAGCAAGTGCTAGAGCAAGTATGGAGAGAGGTGAAGTGCAGGAACTCACACCACAGCAATTAAAATCACCTGCTGAACTACAAGCAGACCAAGCACTACAAGAAAAGACTGCTCTTAACAATCTATTACGATTATTTCAGTATAGAGAAGCGAGTATTATAATTGCTGAACTCAATCCTGATGAGATATTTACGATGAATCAATCTTTTCCTATGATTGAGCGTGAGGTTAATAGACGATTTTCAAAAGAACTTTTGTCACCTACTTTTTTTATTGAATTTTTGAGAAAATTTAAAGAAGAAGTTGAGGCATCAAGAGGAGTTTCTACTAATTTATCTATGATTACTAACAAATTTAACACCTTAACCGACAATATTAATGATATTAGAGCAATATTACCTACAAAAGACCAATTTGCTTCTTTAGAAAATTCTTTAACGAGTGCTTTTAGACAACTACCTAATTATGTTGTTCAACCTGTAATGGAAAGAATAAATAGATTACAAGAGAATATTCCTTCAGCAAGAGAATTTCAAGCAGTATCACAAGATACTGAAATACTACAATTTGAAACACTATCTATGCTACAAGATTTAACTGCTACTATGCCTACAAGAATTCAGGTTCAAAAAATTATTGATGATGTTAATAGTGGTAGAGTTGATGCTATTATAGGATTTAAAGAATTAGAAGACGCTTTATCAGGTGTAAGTGATGCTCAATTGGATGGTTTAGATGAATTGAAACGAGAACTTAATGAAAGTGGTAGATTAGGTGTAAAAAAAGATATTAGTATTGAGGCACAGGTATCTGTTCCAGTTAGAAATATTCCTACTCTTGCTATAGCGAGAAGAATCGTGAGTGGAACACCTGCTAAAAGTATGGGAGTTTATGTTGTATTTGCTGATGGTAGAAGCGAAGAAATTGATAGTAGAGGATTAACTACTTATTACAGAAGTGCTGAAGGATTTAAGGAATGGTATGATAGCAATGTAGGCGGAAAATTATCAATAAGTAATTTAAAAGATTATATTATGAATGCTTCTTTAGCACCAAGTTCTGCAGTAAGTGATGCTACAAGTAGAGAAACATTCTCAAGTGAAAAGGTTGGATTTGGATTAAAGGCAAAGAATGGTAGAATTAGAACCAAAAAGATTGGTGCTGGTATTGTTTATGAACCTGAACCTACATACAGACAATTTGGTAAGTATGTTATTAATATTCCACAATTGAAAGAGCGTGATATTTTGAATGTCAAATTCCCAAGTTTAGGACGCATACCTCAATTTAAACCAACTCCTATTAGTGATGTTATGAAGGAATTTCTTTTAGAATTATTAGATACAGGTAAAATTAGTCAGCGAATTTACGACCAAATACCTATTGAGGAACGCCAATTGTTTGAAAAAATTGCTACTGGTGCTGGTATAATTAATTCTTTGAAGATTAAGAGAACTATTACTAATGAAGATAAAGAAGATAATGATAGATTTACTCTTTTGAAAGGAGAATATTTAGCAGGTAATAATTCAGTTGCTTTATTAAAAGAATTGAGAAAATTAGTAGTTAAATTTATGTCACAGGGTAAAATTTCAAAACACGATGGAATGAATTTACTTATTGAATTATCTGTGTAGGGGACTGCCGTCCCCCTACGACCCCCTGCTCTATAAAAAAATATTATTAGTATATTATTTATAATATTTTAGGAAAGATTGATTTTAATAAAGAGTGGGGTCGTAGGGGAGAGATTTAATCTCTCCCTACTATATAATATGAGAACTCTTATAGTAAATAGTAGTAATGTGGTTGCTAATACTAATAATTCAGTATATAAGTATAACTTCCCTGCTGGTAATGTAGAATTTAAAAAAGGACAAAAACTTGCTTTAGGGTCAATACAGATGTATTATTCAACATTCAATATTACTTCAGCACAAGGTAATAATAAATTTAATTATGTATGGGTTGATGGTAGAGAAATTAGTATTACTATTCCTGATGGATTTTATGATATATCATCACTCAACGATTTTTTACACTTTGTTATGATACAACAGGGTCATTATTTAACAGACTCTACTGGTTCTTATTATTATTTTTTAACCTTTGTTGTTAATACAGCAACTTATCAAATTAATATTAATGCTTATCCTATGAGTTTAGCAACCTATCCTGTAGCGACTTATACTGTAGGTGCTTATGCTACTTCTACTATTACAACATCAAGTCCAACTACTCCTGTTCCTTGGTCAAGACCTACTGCTCAAATTACTCCTATGATTAGAATATTAGCAAATAATTTTAGAAATATTGTTGGTTTTGAAGCAGGATATTATCCTCAAGGTCAAACTGGTTATGCTACTACTGCACCAACTACTGCACTCGCAATAGCAACTATTACTAACTCACCAGCATCAACTACTTTTACTATTACTTCTATTGTAGCAACTGCTTTAACGACAACTGGTTCGCCTTCTCTTTTAGCAGGTATGATTATATCAGGAACAGGTATTACAGCAGGAACTTATATTGTATCAGGTTCAGGAAACTCTTGGGTAGTATCTGTATCTCAAACTGTAGGTGCTATCACTGGAACATTCTATTCTATGGGTGCTTCTCAATCTCCAAGTTATACAGTTATACAATCCTTTAGTTCAAATTCTGTTCCACAGGTATCACCATTATCGTCTTATGTATTGACTTGTAATTTACTTAATAATAACTATGCTATTCCTAACTCACTATTATATAGTTTTGCTCCACAAAGTGATTTTGGAGTTCAATTTACTATAGCACCTAATCAGTATAGTTTTATTGATATACAACCAGGTCAGTATAACTCATTCCAAGTATCCTTTTTAGACCAAAATAATACACCTACTACACTTCAGGATAATAATTTAGTAATATTATTGATTATAGCAGATGAAGGAGAATTAGGAGAAACTTTACCAGTTGCTAAATAAAAATTATATCTTATATAGTATATAGTATGTACATTCATAAATTAGGAACTACTACCAGCGGTGCAGGTTTAAGAACAAGTATGGGAATGACAAAAACGCATAGAATAGCAAGAAGTAATAAAAGAAGTATGGGTTCAGGTTTAGTGCCTGAAATTTATGAAAAAGGAATGGTTCAAAGAAAAAGTGATATTCTTCGTAATTTAAAAATAGCACAACCTCGTGTTCCAAAAAAATATATATCTTTTGACTTTTAAGTAGGGGACTGCCGTCCCCCTACGACCCCCTGCTTTAGAAATAGTTGAAAAGGAGAGGTTATAGGAAAACCTTGGTTCTCTTAAGATTTAGGCATACCATACAAAAATATATTTTGTATAGTATATATATAATGGATAATCTTGTCTTTGAAGAAAGCATCAACACGGAGGTTTCGTCAAGTGAGTTCGTTGATAAACAGTGGCTTTATGTGAATGATAATAACAACGGAAGTTATTCAGGACAGGTTGTTTTAGACACAACTTCCCTTTCAAATTGTGGTTCTTACATAAACTGGTCAGAGGCATTCCTCGCCATACCATTAGTGCTTCAGGCAGAGGGTTCTGCTACTGCTATTACGGCAACAAATAGTTTAGATTACTTAATGGGTATGAAATCTGGTTACTGGCAACTTCTTCATAGTATGTCAGTTGAGTTCAATAACGGAAGCATTATTCAACAAACTCCTTTCTTGAATGTGTTTTGCTCTTTTAAGAATCTTACATCGTGGTCTAATGATGACCTTAAAAATTGGGGTGCTGTTACTGGTTTCTACCCTGATACTTCTCGTTCGTGGTTATATAACAACAACACCACCGCCAACTCTCTTTTGAACTTCCAAAATACATCAGGACAGGGTGTATGTAATAATCGTAATGCTCCTTATGTTACTATTTCAGCAGTCGGATTTTGGAGTGGTAATATCGTTGTTACTGCTACTACTACTACCATAGCATCAATTACAACTACTGCTGGAACTCTTCAGGTTGGTATGATGCTTGTAGGAACTGGTATTGCTGTTGGAACTTATGTAGCAACACTTACTTATAATACAAGTGGTGTTCCTACTTCTGGAACTGTAAGTGTAGCAATCGCTGCTGGTATTGCTAATACTATCCCTGTTACAGCATTCAGTCCTCCTGTTCCTACTAATGCTGTTACGCTTGTTACTACGGATACGGATAATATTCGTTCTCTTTACAACGCTGGTTTCGCCCAACGCCAAGCATACTTGAACTATTCTCTTACTGCTCTTGCGTCAAGTGCTACACCTTCACTAACAAACTCTACTACTTCTAACCAAATTTCTCTTCTTGCTACTACTACAGGAACATTATCGTCATCAGGTTATAATCAAATTTTTCAATCATATGTCCAGAAGGCATCAACCACTCGTTCTATTGTTTTTGACGCAGTTATTCGTCTTAAAGATATTGCTGACTTTTTCCAGAAGTGTCCTCTACTTAAGGGTTCTACTATGCGTATCTACTTGAATACTAACCAAGTTTATTTTACTGTTGGTCTTGCTAATAGTCAGTTTTCTGGAACTGTATCCGTTACTGCTGCTGCTGCTGGTTCTACTCTAACTCAAACCCAAACAGGTGTTATTGCTATGACATCTTCTCCTATCATTCTTGGTGGTGGTGGAACGAATCCTGTTATGGTTGCTTCTATGGATTTAGGACAAGGTTCTTATAATGCTGTTCCTTCTTTAAGTGTTACTAGTGGTGCTGCCCCTCCTTTACCTGAAAGTGTTAAGATTGGTCTTTCTATTGCTAAAACTCAATTCACAACATCAGGTCAATTTACTGCTACTGTTTCTGCTCCAGTTACAAGTGTAAGATTATACGCCCCTGCTTATACGATGTCACCAATAGCAGAGCAGAGATACCTATCCCTTACACCAACGAAAAAAATTGTCTATAATGATTTGTTCCAATATTCATTCCCTACTGTTACTGCTGGTTCTACTTTTTCTTTCCTTGTTACGAATGGTATTCCTAATATTCGTGGTGTGACTGTAGTTCCTTTGATTCCAAAAGCATCTAATGGAACTGCTTCAACATATCCTACTACGACAACTGCTCTTGCTGGTGTTACGACTTCTTCACTTCTTTCTTGTTTCTCTACGACTGGTGGAACTCCTGACCCTATTTCTCTTACCAACTTCCAAATTCAAATTTCTGGTAAGAACTTATTTATTAACAATCTTCAATATGATTATGAAACCTTCTTGGAGCAACTTTCTTGCTCTAACCAATTGAATGGTGGTCTTACAACTTCTCTATCGTCTGGTCTTATTGGTCTTGAGGACTTTGAATCATTATACCGCTACTACTATGGTAATGCTGGTCGCTCAATTCCAAGTGAAGATGGTGTCGCAAAGGCAGTTCAGGTATCTGGAACAAATAACTCTCCTATTACAATTGACTTTATGGTCTTTATTGAGTTTGAACGCCAGATTGTTGTTGATGTTCGTACAGGTGCTCGTGTTCAATAGAAGGAAGTTTTTTGAATTTCCTTTTTGTTAAAAATACAAGATAATAATAGCATAACTCGTGCTTTAGTAAATTTTTATTAGATTATTATATATACAAATATATATAAGAATGGAAGTTATGAATGTGCCTCAAGCAAGAAGTCGTATTAGTTTAGCACCAAGTATGGTAAATACAAAGAAGAAGGGTAGAGGTATGTATAACAACACACCTCGTCCAAATAATAGTAATTCACTAAAAACGATGGTAATGCCTAATAATAATCCTTCTATGTCAGGTCAAGGTGTTGGTATGGATATTTTAAAAGCAGTTGCTCCAGCAGTAATTGATTTAGCAAGTAATTACGCAAAATCTAAATTAGGTGGTATGGCGATGCCTATTAAGATGTCACCTGCACAAAAAAGAACTCTTAAAAAGGGTGGTGCTATTACTATTAAACCAGCGATGATTAGTGATGTAGCAAACGAAGCACTTGCTTTACTTCCTGCTAACGCTAAAAAAATATTGGGTGCGTTAAATAATAATAAAAGTATTAGATACGCTTTAAGACAAGGTGAAGATTTAGTGAATAGAATGACTGGTAAAGGTATTATGGATTTAGCGATGCCTATTATGAAGGCAGTTGCTCCAGAATTAATTAATTTAGCAAGTAAGAAGATTCGTGGTGAAGGTGTTATGGATGTTTTGAAAGATGTTGCTCCAGTAGCAATTGATTTAGCAAGTAATTTCGCAAAGAAGAAATTGGGTGGTGCTATGGGTATTCGTAGTAAAAAGAAATCAGTTATGAGTAGTAATGGAAGTCCTTATGTTTCTTTGCCTTATAAAAGAACTATGTCAGATATGATGAATAAATCTAATATTGGAGGAGGAGGTATTTATCCTGCTGGTGGAGCAGGTATTTATCCTGCTGGAAAATCTGGTTGTGGAATGCACGGAATGGGAATTGATATGCCTATTCAATTAGGAAGTCCTTATATTAATCCAAATAGTCCTGCTATGAAACCTTTTATGCTTGAGAGAGGTATTATGTCAAATAATCCAATTAAATAATATATTAATTATGGAAATTTTAATATAAAGAAAAAAGATATTTAGTATATATATTATGGAAAACCCAATTAAATATTCCTATCCAACGCCATCCGCCGATGCTTTTCATTCTACTATTAAACCACAATATTATCCGTATGTATTTATGGGTGAATTGAATGAGAAATTTTATAATGATGATATTAAAGAAAGATTTAGTGGTGTTAATAAATCTGGTAGTAAAACATCACTATTACATTATAAGACTTATGATTGGGTAAGTAAAGATTATTATGTTGAATTGAAATCCAGAAATAATAACTATTGTGTTTATCCTACTACTATGATTGGATTTAACAAAGTTCAAGAATGGGGTAATGATGAAACTTGTAGAAGATATTTCTTTTTATTTGCTTTTTTAGACGGATTTTATGAATGGGAATTAACACAAAATAATTATGATGAAATTGGTGGTTATGATGCTGTTAAGGGAGGTGATTTTAATAAAGGTAGTTCATTCACTACTTTTAATAATAAAAAAAAACACTTGTATATACCAATTAATAAACTCAAAAAAATTAATGATAGAGGTTGTTTAATTCCTGATGATTTAGTATGTAATTCTAAATTTAAATAATTATATTATATATATTATATATTATGATTACGAATTTTGATATTGAAGAAATAGCAAATAGTTTAAGGTTACCTATTATTGGAGTGTTTAGTAAAGATAAATTACCACAGCGTCGTATGATTGGAAGTTATTATATCAATATGGAAGATAGTGATAAAGGTAATGGAACTCACTGGGTTTTTGCTCGTATTTTTTCTTCTGGTCACGCTATATATTTTGATAGTTTTGGAATTAATCCACCTGAACCAGTTAGAGATTTTCTTAAACCTTTTTCTCCTTTTCCTTTTTCTAATAGACAAATACAAGATATTCATAGTGAAAATTGTGGTAGATTTTGTATTCTTTGTGATTACTTCTTTACTCATCAAATTAAGAAAAAAAAATTAACTAATGATTTTATAGCAGAATGTTTTGATGATTTTTTAAATTCGTGGTCAATTGATACTACTACTAATGATAAAATATTAAAAGAAAGAATTAATAAGTTAGGTTAGAAGTAGGAAACCAAGGTTTCCCTACGACCCTTCCTTTTCTGTAAGTTCTTTTTTAAAAAGAACTATTAAAAGAAAAAATATCACCATTATCAATACGATTTGTTAAAGCATACTCACTTACTTTATTTTCAAAAAAATTAGTTTTTGATTGTAATGATATTAATAACATCCAATCATACGGATTTTTAGCATCGTATATTTTACTATAACCTAATTGAACTGATAATCTATCTGCTACAAATTTTATATATTCTGTCATAGAATTACTATTCATACCAATTAATCTACAAGGTAAAGCATTACAAATAAACTCACATTCTATTTCAACCATCTCTATTATAATTTCTTTTATTTTTGTTTGTGGTAATTTATTAACTAATTTTGAGTAAAGTAAAATAGCAAACTCTGTATGTAGTGCTTCATCTCTACTTATTAATTCATTACTGAATGAAAGACCTTGTAATAATCCTCTCTTCTTACACCAAAAAATAGAACAAAAAGCACCTGAAAAAGCAATACCTTCAATACAAGCAAAAGCAACTAATCTTTCAGCAAACGATTTATCACTGGAAATATGTTTCTTGCACCAATCTGCTTTTTTTTTAATACAAGGAAACACTATCATAGCGTTAAATAAATTATCCTTCTGCTTTTTATCTGTTATATAAGTATCAATAATTTTAGCATAAACTTCTTGATGTATCCCTTCCATAGCAATTTGAAATCCATAAAATAATCTTGCTTCACTATTTTGTACTTCATTATAAAACCTTTGTCCTAAATTTTCGTTTATAAGTCCATCGCTTCCAGCAAAGAATGCTAATATCATACTAATAAAATATCTCTCATCATCGTTTAACTTGTTATTCCAATCATTCAAATCCTTCGCTAAATCAATTTCTTCTTCTACCCAAAAACTACTTACTGCTCTTTTATACATATCAAAAATATCGTGATGTGTTATGGGCAGAATAGTATATTTACTATCATCACTGATTAAAAGGGGTTCTAACGAATCCATAATATATATAGATTAGATAAAACAATTTAAATATTGTGATATTATATATATAACTATGGAAGAACAACCTGAAACTAAAAATTATTATACCCCTGCTGTTAAGAAGGCAATTATGAATTATCGTGAAAAGAATATTGATAAGTATAATGAATTTCAAAGAAATTATTATCATAATAAAAAGACTGATGAAGAATGGAATGATAGATTCAAAGAGCGTTGCCGTATTGCTAATAAAAAGTATCGTGATAAAAAGCGTGAGAATACTGAACAATTACCAAGAGGCAGACCCAGAAAGCAAGAAATTATAGTTTAGATTTTTCATAAAATTGAAACACTTTTTTATAAAAAATTAATTGGTATATATTTAGGCGTTTTTAAAATAAAATTGAAACAGATTTTTCATAAAATTGAATTGAAATTTAAAATAATTTGGAATATATAATATATAGGAAAATCTATTTAAAAAAGAAAATATATAGTATATATATATAGGAATGGCGAATAGAATTAATACTAAAACTGAACTATCCTTCTATGGATTTAGAGGAAACCAAATCACAAGACCAAGATGGAATACTATTGCTAATCAAATTGGAGTAAGACCTACTGCACAGCGTTATGCTAATATTACTGATAATAGCAATAAACAAAGTAAGGTTTATAAAGATTTTGTTAGAGCAATTAAAAATAATATTCAACAAAAATATACCTTTGATAATCAAAATATTATCCAGCAATTTAATTTTAACTATAGAATTAGATTTAAGGAAGATAGAGGTAGATGGAGTAATTGGATTAATAGAATTGCTAATCTACAAGTTCAAGGTAAAAGGTTTGGTATTAATGATAGTGTTCAACAAGCACAACAAGATGAAATTGATAGGTTAATAGAAAGTAATGCCGAGATTGAAGATATTACTGAACCTATATTACAAGCACCTACTGTTGTACCACTTTCAGGAGGCAAACTTGTAGCAAAGGGTATAAGAGTTGCTCGTATGAGAAGCGTTGGTGCTTTGAAATTAGATTTAGATTATATTGGTGATACATCTTGGGATTTGAATCAAAATACTTGTGTGTATGATTATATATTTCATAAATATGCTGGTAAATCAGGATTTAAAAAAACTATACCTGCTGATGATAGAGAAAAAGCATACGATTATCTTGATGATTTGTTTGCTAATGATAATAGTCAAAATCCAAGAGAAGAAGGAGTATCTGTAGAACAAATTGATGAATTTTGTAAAAGATTTGATATTGGTATGATTGCTTTAGATAAGAACGAAAAATTAGTTCAATATACAAAATCAAATAATAGAACACACCCTCCGTTAATATTTATATCTTGTAATAATCACTTTTATCCTATTGAAGATAAAAATAAAAGATTATCTGTTAGTGCTAGAAATAAAGAAGCAGATAAACCTAATGAAGAAAAAAATAAGTGGGTTAGTGAAGATTATGCTTTTGAGGATAAAGTTGGTAAAGAAAAAGATACTGATAAAATTGTATATCCTTTAGATAATGAACCAACTGGAAACGAATATGCTATAAAAATTATTACAGAAAAAAAAATATTACCTAATCCTAAATCTTTAAGAGTTGATGAGAATACTATTCAAAGTTTTAAAATAGGTGATACTATTTATCTCACAGAACAACCTAATAAAGAAGTTTTAAAATATTGTGGTGATGATTTTAAAGGTCAATCAGTTAATTCATTATTAATGGATACTTGGAAAGAAGTTGAAGAGGAAGGAGGAACTGCTTTTGCTGTAGGTGATGGATTTGATGTAGCAACAATAATTACATCAAGAGTAAATCCGTTGGTTCATAAAACTCTCACTACACAGAATGTAAAATATAGAACTCATTATGGAGCAACAAAAGATTTAAAACAGACCGAGTTGTTTGATACTTTGAAACCTATGTTCATTAATATGAAGTATATTGAATTACAAAAAATATATTACAAAGATATATTTACTGGTAAAGAAAAAATAGAAACAAAAGAGATTTTAAAAACTCATAGAGTGGTATTTCCTCCAAAGAAAAGATATGAACAGAATCTTATTGATGGCGAACTAATTGCGTTGGATATTAATAAGTGCTATGCGTCTTGTTTAAAAAATCCATACGATAATTGGATTAAGTTTGATTTGGAAGATACTTGGGAAGATTATGATGGTGTATTGAAAACAGGATTATATTATGTTGAAACTGATGATTTAACTTTACTACATAAAACTAATATTTATTCTAATAAAATTTTGGAAAAAGCAATTCAGGAAAAAATACCGATTGTTATAAAAAAGCAACTAATACATAAATTAAAAAGTATTGGTGAGAAACTTATACCAAGAAATCACTTTGAACCTCTCATTAATGCCTGTAAAGATAAAACAAGAGGAACAAATTTAGGTAAGTTAATGATTAATATTATTACTGGATATTTAGGTAAGACAGATAATATAAATAGAACTGCAGAAATTGATACTGATGCTGAAGCAGTATGGCGACATTATCTTGCTTGTGAGCGTCCAGAAAACGATGCTAATTTTGAACGATACTTCTTCAATCCTGAATTTGTAGAAAATAATTATACGAGGTTTCATAAAGATAATATTATTCTAAAAACTTTAGAAGCAGGTGATAAAAAATTATTCTTGTATGGATATGAAAGTAGAACCTGTATGAATGAATATACCTTGCCTATGTATTTACAAATATTAGATTGGTCTAATATTCGGTTGTATGAACTGGGTAAAAAGATTGGTGGAGAAGTTATATATAGACATACAGATTTAGTTATATCTTTGGGAGGAAAATTACCTATAAAAGATTTAACTAATTGCTGGGGTGATTATTCTGTTGAGATAAAAAAATTTAACTTTGAAAGTATGATGAAAACTGAACGAGCAGTAGAAATAAAAGAATTTCAAGAAGATTGGAAACATAATCCTACTTATAAAAATAGTAGCGATTGGAGTGATATTATTAATTATGCGATTGATAATGGTGGATTACTAATTGAAGGAAGAGCAGGTACAGGAAAATCTTTTATACCTAAATCTGCCTTTTCAAGTAATGTATTAAAATTAGATGATAATGTTTCTGTTGATGAGTATGGAAAACAAACTAAATCTTATGCTGATACAAAAACTATGAGTTTCACAAATAAAGCATCAAGAGGAATTATGGGAACAACTATTCATAAAACCTTTCATATTACGAGTGCTGGAACTATACCAAGAAAAACTATGAATGGATTAAATAAATATAAATACTTTGTTATTGATGAGATTGGTATGATTAGTAATGAATTATGGAAATATTTAATGCTTCTTAAGAAATCAAATCCAAAAGCAATATTTATATTACTTGGTGATTGGCGACAATTGCCTCCTATTGATGAAGGTAGAATTTCTACAAGCGATATATTTAATCATCCTGTAGTAAAGTTTCTTTGTAATAATAATAAAATTGAACTTACAGAAAAACAAAGATACGACCAAAAACTTTGGGACTTTTTAGAAAAGGGTTGTGAGGAAGGTGTATGGGAAGGTTTAAAACAAAGTGAAGTATCGTGTAATGATATTTATAATAGTAAATCAATTTGCTTTTTAAATAAAACACGAGTTAGTATTAATAAGCGTTGTATGGATTATTTTAAAAATCAAACAGATGAATATTTCTTCTTGGATTATGTTCCAAATAAAATTGAACGAAAGATAGGTGAAACAATTACTATGGTTGATGACCCGAAAGATAGAAGACAACCTGTATATCTATATAATGGATTACCAGTGATGTGTTGGAAGAATACTGTTGAACTTGGTATTGTAAATAGTGAGGAGTTTATGGTAAGCGATTGTAATTTAGAAAAAATAATTTTAAGTAGAGATGAAGGTGGAGATGATGTTGAAATTGATACAACAGATTTTCATAATTACTTTCTTTCTAATTACGCATCTACTGCTCATAAAAGTCAAGGAGCAACATATAAAGGTAAAGTTATTCTTTGGGATTTTAATAGAATGGCGGAAGATAATAAACTTTGTTATACCGCTTGTAGTAGAGCAACTTCTATGGATAATATTGTTGTTGCTACTGGGATAAAATAAAAAAATATATACAATATATAATGCTAGGATTTTTAGTTGGTTTTATTATTAGTTGGATTACTCAATTATTAAAAGATATAAAATAATTACAAATATTTTTTTTGTCATTATTTAACTTCTCCATACACAAATAATATCTTCATTACCGAATCCAAATCGTTTCCAGATTCTAACTTCTTTTTCACCTCTACTGATAAATAAATCATATTCAACTTTTGCTTCATAAAAGGTTTCGTAGTTTATATTATCCTCATCTTTATCTTCATATTCAACAAAGAACTGCTCAATATTATCTTGTGTATTCATTCTTGATTTATTACTTTACTATTTGAAATATGCTATCTACAACTTTCTGAAATTCTGTTTCAATTTTATGAAGATTTTTTTTTTTTATTTTAAATAG